ATTCTTTCTAAGTAGTATTGCAAAAGTTCTATCGATTAATGGTTTTAATAATTCAGATTGAAGTCTACCAAGAACTGGACCAAGTAGTCTCATCTTCTCTTCGTTTCTTTGGATAACTTCTGTTGCTGTCATCTGTGGACCTTGTTGCATCATTAGTTGATTAACATAGAAAGCATTTCTAATTGAGTTTCTTCTTTGCTCTTCCATGTTTAATCCTAATGGAGTATTCGCACCAATGTTTAATGGTTCAATTCTATCTCTTGTACCACTTCTATAAAAATTTAATCCACCAGGTACAGTTCTTACTGGTAAAATAAATCCATCATCTGGAACAAGTAAAGGTGGGTCTACTTGTTTCTGTGCAGACTTAATTGTAGTTTTTGACATTTCGTTTAGCATCTTAACGTCTGGCAATGCAGTCATTGCTGGAGATCTTCCGTATATCTCGTGTGATGCTTTTAAATATCTTGGTACTACAAATGGAAATTCTTTAAATCCAGATACAGATAATTCATCTCCTGTACCTGCTTCTAAGTAAACAGATTCAAAAGGCATATTCGCTTTACCTTTTTTCTTAGGATCAAAATCAGATCTTGGATATATTGCATGAAGTATTTCTACTTCTTCGTATGGATCTTTTCTGTGTACTGTTGCAATATTGTTTGAAACATTTGCACCAAACTTTTGTATTGCAGACCTTGCACTTAATTTAAATTTTCTAAATACTGTATCAATTCTACCTTTGTCATTTTCTGCAATAAAGATTTCATTAATATGTCTTGTTGAAAATTTTAAAAGATCTTCACCATCTTCTTCAATAAACATTGCTGCTGTACCAAAAGTAATTAGGTCATGATACAATTCAAATATTTCTTGTTGGAAGTTTGATCTGTTAAATGCAGAGTACATTGTCTCTGTTGCAGACTCTAACCACTCTTTTGCTTCATCTTCATTTTCCATATCCTCTTCTTTGAATCTAAGTGAGAACCAAGGAGTTGAAGGGTTAGTCAGCATCCCATGAAGAGATGCAGCTAACAGTTCTACTGATTGTAGAGGAGAAGAATCAAAAATAAGTTCAGTTCGTTTATCACCTCTTGATCTTGATTTGGTTACATCAGCTTTTCTTGGTTGCATATAATCTGCAACTTCTTGCCAATGGCTTTCCCAATTTTGTCTTTGAGCTTTTAAACGATCATATCTTTTTAATAAATTTTTTGCTAAATCTGTTTGTGCCATATTATCTTCCTAATAAACTTGGAATACCTAAAGTCAATCCACCTGTTACACCAGAAGATCCTGTAAGAATTGTTAATGATCTACCTCTTCTTTTAGTTCTTCTTTTTCTTGCTTCTTCTGTTTCTGCAATTTCTTCTGGAGTAGTTACTGGTTCTACAGCAGTAGTGGTAGTTGCTTGTGAAACTTCTGCAGTTGTTGGTGAACTTAAAATTGGTTTAATAGTTGTTGGTGGTATGTATTGAGGATCTTGATCAGCTCCTCCTCCACCTCTAGTTAATGTTGGTTTAACTCTTGACTTTCTTCCTGTTGGTGAACCTTGATAGTCAGCAGTTCCTAAAAATTTATCTGCTTGTATTTCCTTTACTACATTCTTAATTCCTTGAACAAGACTTTCTGCAGCTCTAATTGAAGGTGGTTTGAAACTAAACTTTGGTTTGCTTTTTGTTGGAGTTGGTCTTGTTCTTGTAGAACTATATCCACCACCACTAAATCTATTAGATTGTGCAGCTCTTTCTCTTGTGTTTGCACCTGGTGAAAAACCTCTAGAACTTCCGTATCCGTATGGCATATTAATTTCCGAATGTTAAAGAAGATTTAGTTTCTGAAACTGTATCTTTTTTTGTTTCAGCTTTTTGTACTTCTTGTTTTAAAACTAATGGCTTATCTTCTTTTTTAGTTTTAGGTTTTGATTTAGTTTTAGTAAATGCTTTTTTAATTTTCTCTAACATAATTATTCTCCTAATAAAGTTTTCAATGCTTCTTCTTTTGTCTCTTGTATACCAAGTGGACCAGTTAATATAGTAGACTTTCTACCTCTTCTTTTTCTTTCTCTTGCCGCCTGTTCTTTTGAAATCTCTTCTTTAGTTTCCTCTGGAAGCTCTTCAGCAACAGGAGCTGGTGGCTCTGGTGGTGGAGCAGGAGGTGGTGGCGGTGGTGGTAGCTTTGGTTTAAAAATACGACCCATATTAAATAATCCTATATTCATTATCTGCTACACTTTGCGGAGCAGATTGTCTAGTATTTAATTCTTGCAGTCCAACACAAAGATACCTCATGCTATCACAAGCGTGTGAACTCCAATCGTGTACAGGCTTTGATCTAAACATTCTGTTTTTATCAATATACTTCCTGTGGTAATGTCTTAACGCATCTATTAACTTTTTGCAATGGTCAACATCAATATAGCATCTTGGCAAGGTCATTGTGGTTGCGTGGATACCATCCTCTAGCGGAATCTTTGGCACGACTTTGAACCGCACACCTAGTTGGTAGGCTACCTCTCTTCTGGTTTTGCCATTACTAAAATCTGTAACTTCAATGTCGTGTGGTGCAAAATGATCCTTGTAGATGTAATCTTTATTGTTTAAAACTTCTATATAGTGCGGTAAACCTTGACCCCGCTCTTCATAATAATCAATGACATTTACTGAGTTTCCCGACTGTTGGAAAAATATTATTGCTGTGTGGTCGGAAACTCCGAGATCCCATGCTGTGTTGACTGGCAAGGAAGGATCGTAGGGAACTCTGGCTAACTTCTTCTCATCTTCCATTTTAGCAATAATGTCTCCGTATATTGCTCCTTCAATGTTTGCAATCCAATCACACTCAAACTCTTGCATATACTTCTTCTCACCCATAACTTCTTTTGCCTTGACCAGCTCTTCTTCATCTACAATTTTTGTTTCTGATGCTTTTGCCTTGTAGTTAAACCAATCTTCCGCACCTTGCGCGTGTTGGTATAGTTCATAAAAGTTATTGTTCATTCCTTGTGGTGTACCAATAAATACGCAATAACCTTTTCTATCTGATAATGCAGGTCTAATTATTTCTGGAAATAACTTCTCATTAACATTTGCGTATTCATCTATGACACACCCATCTAGGTATATACCCCTTAAGCCATCTGAGTTTTCTGAGCCTAGCAAGGTGATACGAGAACCATTAGGTAAATCAACTCTCAATTCTGTTTCATTAAACTTGGTGTATGGAATTTTTGCCGTGAACTGTTTCATGTAATCCCAAGCAATAGACTTTGCTTGTTTGAAGGTTGGTGCAATGTAGGCAAATCTTGGGTTTTTATTTTTAGACAGTAATGCTGATCTAATTAGATGGTTAATCATGCATACTGTTTTGCCAAACCTTCTATGGCAAACTAATACATTCCATCTATATCTTGATATTTGTTTATGTAATAATGCTTGATGCCTTCTTGGCGTGTAAGGTATTTTTATATCCATTTATTTCTTCAAAACAAAACAAGCGATATGTCTACCTGTTCCTTTTCCTTGTGATTTATCTTCTGTTGCTAACCATTTAACATCACCAAGGTTTCTTATTTCTGCTCCAGCTTTTATCATCATTAGTATCCATTTATCTATAGGATAAACAAAAACAACATCCTTACCTTTTTCATGTTCAGCTATTGCTTTTCTTACCCATGCTGTAGGACCTTTCTTTTTTCCTTCATGTATTATTGATCCAAATGGTGGATTTACATAATTTGATTTACCCCATTCATTTGTTAGTCCATCAAAATCTTCTGGTTTAGGATATGGACATGGATCAAAGTCAAAATTAAATTCATCATTAAGTTCTTTCATTAAATCATCTGGAGTAAGCCAATAATGTTTACCATCATCTCCATTACCTTTGTGAAACTTATTATCTTTAGGTTTTAGTTTTGAAGCCATACATTAATGAATTGATTTGCTGTAACTATCTTCTCCAAAAGGCATATATTCAAATCCTAGTTTTGCCATGACGTAGGATGTAAATAGCTGTGCAGAGTCGTTATTTGGCATACCAAAGAATTTAATTACAACATTGTTGGTTTTTTCTTCGATATAGCAAACGCAATCTAAATCTTCTGATGAAAAATAGTTCATG